ATGTAATCTTTCAAAAGTATCTTGCCAATTTTTGACTGGATAGCACCTGGCATTTCCTAATGCTTTTGCTAGAGGATAATCATTTCCAGTTTCGTCCATTTTGTCACCAAAGAAATAAATTTTATCGTCTTTGTTGAAGTCTTCTAGAATTTGACTTTTATCTCCGCCTAATCTAAAAATGTCAATACCTGTTTCTCCGCCAACTCTAGCTGTTACGTTTTCAAATTCTAAGTTTATTTGAAAGGCAATACTTTCCCGTTCTCTATGTGCAATATCATGCTTGATATATTGTGCACGTTGTTCTAACGTAGCATTGCGACCAACAATTGAAAAGTTAATAGTACCTGTACGTTCTTCAATGTGATTTCCAGTACGTAATGGAAAACTACTAGTTTGTAACCATCCGTTCATTAGATCATAAAGTTCTTTTGGAGGATTAAAAGGTTTACTATTCACACGTTTGCCTTTGAACCAAACGTCATTGCCTGAACAATTATATACGGTAACTACTGATTCACAAATATCTGCACCTAGTTGTTCTACGGTTTTAGCATAATCACTACCTGTTACAAGCCAAACTTTATTGCGAGCAACAAAATCTTTAAAAAACGATTTAAATTTAGGATTGATAGTTTGTCTACTAGGAGTGAGAGTGCCATCTACATCAAAGATAAACTTATTCATTTTTATTTTTATTTGCCTTTGCTAATTCACTAAATCTATCTGCTACTTGACGCATTTCTGATTCTGCTGTTGTATCTGCATAACCAATTTGTCTTGCAACATTATGTAATAAGATAACCATATCTTGGTCTGTTAATGCTTTACGTCCTGGTGGTAGCGCCATTTTCTCTTTCCCATACTCGTTTTCTTAAATCGCTGCTTGAGAAGCGGTGATCTCTTTTGTTGAAATGTAGCTGGATACCCCGCTTCTTGCAAATATCCTTGCCCGTAAAATCCTTTTCACGATACTCCTCTCCAAGTATTCTTACATCAATATTATACATATTTAGAATATCTTGCAAGTCCTGCTCTGTGCCGTATGGAATGATTTCATCAACATATGTTACACCTTTTAGCTGTGTATAACGTTCTACAATAGTTTGTACAGGTGCATTCTTTTCTGGTCTATCTATACTAGGATCCATTTGTAATCCTACAATTAGATAATCACATTGTTCTTTTGCTTCACGCAACATTTGAATATGTCCTGCGTGTAACAAATCAAATGTACTACATGTAAATCCTACTTTCATTTTATTCTTTCCAAAATTATTTTTATAGCATCTTTTACTGGCATTATTTCTTTTTTTGGTATAGGTGGTTGTTTAGCAAGTATTTGTTCAGTTCCAACATAACCAAAAGAAACATATTCCATTTTAACACTTGTATTTAGATTTTGCAAGTCTTCGTGTAAAATTTTTAAACTTTTTTTGTGCATTTGATATTGTAATAAATCTTTCATATCCAATGGTAAGTCATACTTGGTAACATCACTACCAATAGTTATAATGGTTTTTTCTTTAGTATGCCAATCAGTCCACAATTCGTATAACATACTACTTTGTGCAAAATCATCGTATGCATTGTTTATAAAAATATCACAATCATTTACTTCTTTTAGAATCCAACGTCTATCAGTTTTTTTAGTTATATCATAACCTTTTGATTTTGAATATCCTTTAACGTCATGATTTACTGACAAAACGTCATACAAGGATTTACCAATGCCTTTTGTATGTCCTGTAATAGCAATCTTCATGCTGTAATTGTCACTTCCTTTACTTTGTGAGGTTGTTGTAAAATCCAATCAATAACATCAACACAATATTCAACACTCATTTTTTCATCTTTAAACATTTGCGATCTTGGTGTATCAAATAAGCCAAATCTAACACTTGTTGTGTTTATTCCTTGATAATACAACTGATCGTTTGCTTTGTCAAGAGCTGCTTTTTGTACTGCATATATATGAGGCCAAGATTTATTACTATCGCCGCTGTTTGAACTAATGTTTATTATACGTTTATTTAGACGAGCTGCTTGGTAAAGCAATTCAACTTGCTTAAAATCGTCGTGTTTACAATTAATAAACACATCGCATTCTTTTAAACTATCACAATTACCGTACTTGGCTGCTAGTGCTTCACCTAAACCTCTACGTGTACCTGTTATATAAAATTTCATTATCCAAACTCAAATAAACTATTAAATGTATTGTTTTGTTTTGTGCTTTCTAAGTCGTATTTTAGCACGCCAATTAAGTTATCAAGTTTGTTGTCAATAATAACTTCTTCCATGGCATCACCATCAAACGGAAGTTCTTTAAACCAATCTGGCAAACGAAGTTCGTCTGTTGGATATGCAACACTTGTATAGCCTAGTGGGTTTTGTTTAAGTTTACAAACAATAACTTTCATACCGTCTACAATCTCTTGCGAGTATTTGTCACCGTTCATACGTTTTAGTGTGTTCCAGTTAATACTTGCTCTTACGTGTCCTGGCATATTAGCCTTGCCTTGTTTTTCTTCAAGTCGTTGATAGTGTCCAATCTTGTTTGCACGTTTAGGCGAACCTTTCTCAAAGCCTGGACGCTCTTTAAACTCGCGTCTAAATTCAGTAATACTATCTAGTAGATCTTTTTCATCATTTAGATCTAATACCATGTCAAGTAACGTTTTTAAGTAGTCTTGCATAAACACTGGAGTATCTGAACGTTTTAAGTCGAGGCCCATTGCTTTAACTTTACCCTTTTTGCCATCTGTATCTGTACGGTTGCCTTCGTTATCAATAACACGTACTGCATAGCGTTTCTTTGTAATGAACAAGCCAGTGTCTGCAACAACTTCTCTACCTGCTGCAATCACTTCACTGCGTGGACGAGGACAATGGAAAGCTCTTGCCATAAAGTCTGGAAACGTTGTGTTTGCTTGTTCACAAAGTTGATCATACAATGTAATTACATTGTCTTTACCCCAAGGCACTTGTCCTGCTGCAATCTCATCTTTTAGCACAGGATATGCACTGAAGTAAACAGAGTCTGTATCACCATATATGATTGCTTTGCCTATGTGATCATATTCGCCTGTAACAATCTTGTTAACTTCGGCAGCCATGTGTTTTGCAATCTGTCTACCAGTAAGTGTAGTCGATTGCCCAATGCGTTTATCAAAGAATCTACATCCTGGATTTAGGATAGCACCATACAAACTATTCAAGTTAATTTTTTTAACAAGCTGTCTTTTATCCCAAAATGCTATTTCAGTGTCGTTATTTGCAGCAATAGCTTTACGCATTTTTGCTTGTAGTTCTTTACGTTCTGCATACCAACGTTTTAGCAAGCCTGGAACAACACCTTCGATTTCCCAAGTAAAAATAGTACCATTGGCACTAAGCATCCAAGGTTGTTGACTATCAAAAATAAGTTTGTAAATCTCTGCACCACTGAGTACATGACTACTGCCATCTTCCAAATCCAATGTTAGTGCAACATCTTTGCGTTGCTCCATTACAGCATCATATTCTAGTGTACCAAACTTGCCTTCCCAAGCACCTGCAAAACTTTTCTTTTCAAGTGTGGTTGCGTTGTGTAAAAAGTCATCAGTTAAGTCTGGGCGTATTTGACCTATAATAGTTTCTGGCGCCATGTTCATTGCACGAATAATACTTGGATATAGACTATTTAAGTCCATTGAACCAATCCACTCATGCACACCTTTCTTAGGAAACGCAACGTAAGCACCTGCTGCTGCTGTGTTACCTTCGTGTTCACGTCTGTTTGGTACCTGCATTCCTCTGTTATGTGCTTCGTTGATAATAGCTTGCTCTGTAACAGCAACAGCACCCATAGTGGTTTGTAGAAGCACCGTGTTATCATGTGCAATTTCATTTGCAAGATCAATAAAACGTAGTTTCTTGTCAATTTTATCTAATAGTGCAACGTCTTGTCTGTTGTATTCGATAAACTTTTTAAAGTCATTGTTGTAAAGTTGATCCAATGTACCTTCATAGACGGTTTTGTTTTCACCAACTTCCATCTCACCGATAGCATCTAGTCTATATGTGTGGCGTTCTTCGTATGTGTATTTTCTATAAAGCTCAAGATAATCCATGTGTACACGACCAATAGTGTCAAAAGTTTCAGCAGTTTTTCCAAACTTCTCAAACTCACGTCTTTTAGGAAATTGACTCCATAAACAAAAACGTCTTGTGTCATCTTTACTTAATATACGACTTACTCTATTTACGGTATAAGGAATATCATAACCTTCGCTGTTCCATCCTGATAAGATATCTGCATCTTCTATACTATCAAGAAATGCTTCTAACATATCACCTTCTTTTTCGAATAAGAAAGTGTTTTCAAAGTCTGCACATTCTGCTTGTGCTTGTTCCATTGTTAATGTTTTAGGTGGCATTGCAAAAGTAATTAGTGCATCCATCCATTGTAAATGTACCGTAATAGCAGTAATGGGCATAAATGGATCACTGGGATCCGCAAAACCACGCTCTGGATCGAAGTCTGTCTCGATGTCAAAGAATGCAACGTTTAGTTTTGGTGCATCTTGGTTAAGATAGTTTTCGCTCAAACATTGAAATATTGGATTTACATCCGATTCAAATTTTTTCTTGTCTTTGTTAATAGCAAGTTCTTTTCTAAAGTCTTTGGTATTTTTACAAACTACTCTTGTCAGTGGATCACCATAGATACTTTTGTATTTGCCTCTTGGATCTTCGTAATAAAATGTATATTTTGCTTGATATTCAGTATAATGTCTTTTACCGTCGCGACGTTCTACTGCACGAATAATGTCTGCGTCTCTATCAAAAAATGCATCTACGTATGGCATTTAGTCTCCTTATACCCAGCCAGCTGCTACGCTGAATCCTAATATATTAACACATACAAAGTAACTTGTCAACAATAGTATCCAAGGTAAGCCTCGTCGATAACTAGCATAAGCCTGTGTTGCACTACCAATAAAAAAGCCTGGGTATACAATTAACATGTTAGGATTGTCGGCATTTAAAGCAAGTGTGGCACTTGCTCCTACCGTAAAAATAAAACTAATTAATTCAAACCAAAAAGCAACTTGATCGCTTTTGTAGCTTTGAATCCAAAAATCTGCAATTTTATGCATCTTTATCGTAACCTGTTGTAGCTACGATAGTTTCCAAGTCCTCAAACTCGTCTTGTACACGACTCCAGTCACGTTTTTGTGCAACTTTAATTGCCTTATTAATTAAGCTAGGTTTAACATTTAATTCTTCTGCTACTGCTTTTACGGTTTCTTTAAGTCCACCTTGCAAGTCTTCGATTTCTTGTAAAACGGTTACGCCTTCTTTCACAAGACGTTCTAGCTTGGCCTTTTCTTCTGGGCCATACACACGATCGCTCATATATTACTCCTTGGTTATTTGTTATATAATAATAGGGTCAGGTCCAAAAGTCAAGAGTTTTCCTCCTCGTCTTTTGTTTTGTATTGCCATTCATCAGTATGTCCAACACTCCACTTTGGTTCAGTTTCAACTGCATAGTTTTGTGTACAAACTTTAAAATCTGGTGTCAGCAACTTATCAGGTGTTAAGGAGCTATCACGCCAGATAACCCGATTGTTTGGCTGAGCAGCGAATTGACCGTTGTCAAGTCGTATAACGTTGAAAGACTTGTGTTCGGGGTCGTGTTCACTGAAGTTGGTGTCAAGGTAGGCATGATCGCGGTGACAATTATCGATTGTGAACTCGTATTCACCGGCATGCATACGTCTGTCTTTTCCAAAAAATTCGCATCTAGACAAGATTGGTTTTTGGACAACGGTAATGTCGTAATCAAAACAATCCCAAAGCTGTAACACATCAAGCGGAAGAAGTT